AAGATATATGGGTCGAGGATGAGGTTTGGATGAGCGAAGAGAACTGCGAATCAGCCACAAAGGGTCACGAGATAGACGAGAAGACTGGGAAGCCCGTAGCTTACCTAGGCCTCGACCTTGCAGCCACCGACGACGTTACAGCGCTGGCGATAGCAACAGGAGACCCTAATGAAGGCGTAGGTATAGAGGTTCACTACTTTCTCCCTGAGCGAGCCGTCAAGCGGAGGCAAGAAAAGGACGCTAACCACATCTACGCTAGAATACACGAGTTCGACAACGTGCACATCACCGAGGGCAACGTAACAGACTATAATGTAATCAGGAGATTCATCAGTGGAAACTATGTCATGGACGGACGAGTGAGGTACGATTCAGACAACCTAATGGAGAAATACAATATAAAAGGAATTGCATATGACCGATGGAACAGTTTGAACCTCATCCGGGACCTAGAGGGAGACTCTGTGCCGTGCGACCCGTTCGGTCAGGGCTATGCCTCTATGTCGTTTCCCTCTAAGGCTTGGGAGAAGCTGGCGTTAGAAGGCAAGCTATGGCACAACGGCGACGAGGTGCTTCGGTGGATGATGTCAAACGTAGTAATCAAACCAGACCCTAGTGGTAACATAAAAGTTGACAAGTCGAAATCTGGCGACAAGATTGACGGGGTTGTGGCTGGAATCATGGCAATAGGAGAGATGCTCACTTTTGAGGAAGAGGAAACACACGACTTCGAGTTTTTTATGCAAGTCATGGGCGCTTAGCATTTTCACAACACCATTGATTTAACTATACTATACTTATGTCACAGAGAAAAAACATACTTCAACGATTGTTTGGTTTTGGAGAACGTAGAAAGTTCCGAATCCCGACATACGCTACATCAGCGAACGGCTGGCTGGGCTCTGTGTATGCAGGAACAAACACCCCGTTGGTTCAGGGCTCAGACAGCTTGCAGCTATCGGCAGTTTACGCCTGTGTAAGCAAAATATCCGACACCATATCCAGTATGGGTGTCTCTGTTGAGCGAAAAGATAGAGACGGCTCTCCAGAAGTCATCAAGGACCACCCGTCTTCTTATTTGCTAGGCGTAGAGCCCAATCCCTACATGGGGGCTTATGAGTTTTGGCAGATGGTTGTTAGCGACGCCCTTTTGTACGGTCAGGGTCATGCCCTTATTACGCCCGAAAGAGATGAGATGTACTGGATTCCCGCCACGGAAATTGATTACAAAATCGACAAAGACACTGGGCGAAAATTCTACAGCTATCACGGCGCCCCGGGGCCTGTGCCTGCAGAGAGCGTTCTAGAGATTAAGGCCTTCCGAGGTGACTCACCTACGAAAGTCCAGCTTCAGAATCTAAAAACAGCTAAATCTGTTCAAAATTTTGGCGCAACCTTTTTTGAAAATGGAGGGATGTTGGGAGGAATCCTGACGACAAAAGAGCCGCTAAGTCTGGAGCAGATGCAGCAAGCTTCTGACCAATGGAAACAAGAATACATGGGCAGCGGAAACGCTCACAAGGTCGCTATTTTAGGGGGTGGCTTTAACTATCAACCACTCTCCGTTCCCTTGGACCAGCTTCAGTTCCTTGAGTCAAAAAAGTACTCCACAGAAGAGATAGCTAGATTCTACTCAGTGCCCCCAGCCATGATTGGCATGGACTCTAATACAGCTTACAGTAATTATGAACAACAAGTGTTGCAATTTTTTCAAGGCACAATCCTGCCTTGGGTGCGAAGAATCGAGCTCGAAGTTGAGCGAAAGCTGCTACGAGACGACAAGTCGCTTTCATGCCGATTCGATGTCGACTCCCTTCTACGCGCCGACTCCACGTCCAGAGCACAGTATTATCATTCCATGCTGCAAGATGGAGTCTTCAATATCAATGAGGTCAGGGCTCGTGAAGGGTTGGGCCCTGTTGATGGCGGTTCTGAACATCACATTCAACTCAATCAAATTCCGCTATCGAAGATGGCTGACTACTCGTCTAGCGTCGCGTCACCAAGCAATAGTGAAAAGCCAAATAGAACTGGCGGAGAGGATAATGAAGAAAGCGAAGGGGTTGACAATAAAATAAAAACAAATAAAAACGAAGAATAATGGCAAGATACGCTTTTGGATTTAGAAATGTCCGAACATCAGATTCAGGTGAGCTGGCCACGGCGTCAAACGCCACGGCAGACACTATTCGAGAGATTTCAAACCCTGTTTACTATGTGCACACAGACACCACTGTGCCGAGCGCAGCCGACGTAAAAGCTTCTTTGTTGGAGGCATTCCCTAACATGACGGCCGACCAAGCAGACGACCTTAAGACAGCCATGGCTGTAGGAGGAGCCAATGATACTGCTCGAGCAGACACCGCAGTAGGGGCTACAAGTTTCCGGCTGGGAAAGGCTTGGTATCAGTACGGACTTGGTTACCACGCGACAAGTTCTACCTTAGCAATCAGTAGTATTACTTGGAAAGACCTAGCTTAACATGGCTAAGTACGGAGGATACCCCAAGGCTGCTCGCAACCGCGCGAAAGCAGCCATCAAACACAAAAAAGAAAAGGGGACGAGTTGCGGGACCAGCGTGGGCTGGACTCGTGCTCGGCAACTATCTAGCGGTGCTAGCCTCGACCTATCAACAGTGAAGAGGACCTACTCGTTCCTTTCAAGGGCTAAGACCTATGACCAAGGAAAATTTACTGACGACAAAGGAAAGGATATTTGCGGCTCAATAATGTATGCCGCTTGGGGCGGGGACAGCATGAAGGGCTGGTGCGAGAGCACAATTAACAAAGCAGAAAAGGAGACCCAAGGGTCATAAACTATCATCGAAATAAATCACAAAACAAAAGAAATGGATAACCAAGAAAAAAGGTTTCTATCTTCGGATTTTGAGGTTCGTAAAAAAGACGGCAAAACTATTGTCGAAGGATACGCAGCTCGATTCGAAGACGAAACGGTGATTGGTGGAAAGTTTGCCGAGCGCGTTGCTCGTGGGGCCTTTGATAAGGCGGACATGGCCAACACGGTAGCTCTCTTCAATCATGACTGGAACCAGCCGCTCGCTCGAGCCGGCAAGGGTCTCCACTTGCAGGTCGACGAAGTTGGCCTCAAGTACCGATTCGAACTGGGAGACCAGTCATACGCCAAGGACTTGGCCGAGAATATTCGAACCGGAAACGTGTCGACTAGTTCGTTTGGGTTTACTGTTGCAGACGACTCTTGGGAGCGTCGGGACAACGGTGTACACCTCCGAACCATTAATGAGGTAGAGACTCTGTTTGACGTCTCGCCTACTACTCAAGGGGCCTATCCCACTACGGAGGTTGGCTTGCGCTCTTTGGAGGCCGCAATGGACCGAGAGGTAGAGGACGAACTTCGAAAGCTCGAAGAAGAGGAAGAGGAAATGAAGATGGAAGAGGAGGAGGAAGAGAAGCCCGAAGAGCGACCCGGCCACTACGAGGACGAAGAGGAGAAGATGGAAGAAGAGGAAGAAGAAAAGTCTGAAGAAGACGACGACAAGGAAGAAAAGTTTATGACGGAGGACGCTCCTCGCCCTCCTAAAGAAGATGAAAAAGAGGAGAAAGAAGAAGATAAAGAAGATGAGCCCGAGGCTCGTAAAACCAATAATTTAAATATGAAAGATTCAGGTAATGCCGCTCCAGCGGTGATTCAGGGCCTCGGCAATCAAGCAGAGGCTCGTGCTGCCAAGGACTTCAACTTTGGCAAGTTTATTAAGGAGGCCGCAAAAGGCCAACTCACAGGTCTCGAGGCAGAGATGTCTCAAGAGGGTGCTAACGAAATGCGCAACGCAGGTATCTCTGTTGCGGGCGGTGTAAACCTCCCCGAGGCGCTCGTTCGTTCGTTGGGTACAGCAACCGTCTCATCTGGCGCAACAACCTTCGGTGGCGCAATCGGCAAGGATGACCAAGGAATCGTAGAGAACTACGCTCCAAACGACATCGCGACTCGATTGGGCGTTCGAAACCTCTCCAACCTCAACGGAGACGTTCAGATGCAAGTTCAGAGCACATTGACGGCAGCCGGCGCAACAGGTGAAGGTGTAGCTCGTACTGAGGGTTTGCCAGCATTCGCCGCTGTTACTTTGAGCCCAACTCGTTACGCTGCACACGTAGGTGTGACTCAGCAGATGTTGGCTCAGTCTGGTGACGACATGGAGGCGTTCATTAAGATGGACATTCGCCGCGCATTGGACAAGCAGTTTAACGACGCTATCATCGACGTAATCGACGACGCGGTGGCTGCGGCAAACAGCACAGCATACACAGCTGGCTCTACATCCCCCCTCGACCTCGAGGAGAATTTGCTCGCTAACGATGTGTCCTTGGACGACATCGTAGCGCTCTGCGACCCACAGGCATACCGCAAGGCTCGCACCTTGAGCTTGGATGCTGGTAGCGGCTTGCTCTATGCTGGCTCTCCAGCCGGTTCGTTCGGTGTGGGTGGTCAGAACAACCCTCGCTCTAGCATTCTGGGATACAACACTGTGATTGCATCTCAGGTTGGCGGCTCAGGAAACGACACATCTGCAGGTGACTTGTTCATGTTTGACAAGAACCAGCTCGTGACAGCCGGATGGGGCGGAATGAACCTCATCGTGGACCCATACACTGACGCAGCTAAGGGCGTCGTTCGAATCATTGCCAACGAGTACAAGGACGTCAAGTCTTTGCAAGGCGCTGGATTCGCTCGTATGACTGGATTGTAATTGACTATATAGGAAACGGGGGAGCGAACGCGCTCCCCCTATTTCCCTCAAGTGGGGGCGTAGGCGCACCGCATGGCAGTACCCAGTGGAGGGTTCGAAACCCTGCCCCACTTCTAAACACACCCAATGCAATGAAGATTATAAAACAACATAACTACTACGCAGAGGATATGCTTCCAAAGGCGACAGTGCGTGAGCACCTTCGCTATGGATTCGGTGATGCAGAGGCGCTTATCGACAACTACGTCGAGGCGGCCTGTGACTACATGGAGACGATTACCAACAGGGTATTCAGCTCGTCAACACCAGCCACCACTCACGAAGACGAAGCGGGCGATTTAACGGTCACTCCTGACGCTTTAAACGCCACAGTGACAGTCTACCTCGACCGAGGTGATTTAAACGCTGTACACGCGCTTAGAGGAATTACTGGGACATGGACGGTGACAAGCATTGAGTACATGAACGACGCTGACACTTACGCGACCTTCACAGACACGAAGGCTCGGGTTCGCCTTAGCGGGTACCCGGTTGAGATTGACTTCACCGAAGCTACGGAGCCTACCGACGCTAACGAATACGATGTTGACCTGTACAAGATTGTCCTCACAGGGGGCGACAACGTGAAGGAATTACCGCACCAGTACCGTCAAGCCATGTTGCTCTTAGTAGGTCATTACGACATGCATCGAGAGGCAGAGGTCATCGGCGCTGTAACCAATGAGGTTAAAGAGGGCGTCCACCGCCTTCTAAGCTCAGTAAGACAGTGGTGATATGGCAGTAAGGAAACGATACCTCAAACTGGGCGACTTCAATGAGAAGATTGACTTCGTCCGGGAGCAGGCCGCAGCGAGCGACTACGACGGTCGTCTCGAGTTTAGCGACGTCAGTATTAAGGAAGGCGTCTGGGCAAGTATCGGGTTTGTTGGCTCGCCCTCTGCTGGTTCGTCTGAAGAAGAGATTGAAAACCAACGCACTGGTAAGATGAAGATTGAGGTTGTTTGCCGATGGCATCCAGACCTGCGGCTCAAGTTCGAGGACAAGATTGTCTGGAACGGCGCTCGCTTCGCAATATACTCCATCCAGCTCGTCGGCAAGAAGCAAGGCTACGCTCTGCGTGCTGAACTCCGCGACGACGACACAGACGCACTACCAACGTAATAAATGGCCAAACAAAACAAGATTACATTCGACACCAAGGAGCTCAAGAAGCTAGAATATCAGATGAAGCGATTCCAGTCAAAGATGGCCTCGAATCAAGCTGAGAAGATTCTAGACAAGGAGCTCAGGAAGGCGGTCAAGCCTTGGCAAGACGCTGTCAACGGTGGGTGGATGTATCGCTGGCTCACTGAGCACGAGGGGCGCATGAACAACCCCTTCGGCAACACGAAGATTAAAGGCAAGCGGAAGTTTGTTTACGGTCGCCGTGTGGGCCCAAAAATGAAGGGAAAGACGGGCGGATGGTTCGCTCACTTTTTCGCAAGCCCAGCGAGGCAACTGAAGCCGAAGCACAAGATTCCCTTTTTCCAGCGGTTTCGCGGGAAGAACGGAACGGTCGCTGCCCTCGCCATAGCTGGCATAAACAAGGTCGTCAAGACGATGGCCAACACAACTTTTAGATAACACTCAAAAAACATAATTATGTCTACTATTTCAAGTAACGCAATGGGCATCTACGCCCTGAACGGAAGCGTAACGTCTCCACTGGTAATCGTTGAGGAATCTTCTTTCTCTACAACAATCCCCTCTGACGTTAGCGATACACAGTACTGGCTCTCAGTAACCTCTACTGGCGGGTTCAACGGTATCGGTGTCAACAATGGAGGTACAGGTGGTAACGCTACAAACACCCTCACATTACTCTCTGCAACTACAAGCTCTACTCTCGACGCTAGCTCTACTATCAACGAGACTGCTGCGCGTAACGGGTCAGGCGGCTCTACCAACTACATCGCTTCTGGCGCGTTCAGCTGGAACATGTCTGTTGACGGATTGCTCGACCTCTCTGCTGGAGCTGGTTCTGCTACCACATTGATTGACGCTGCTCGTAACCAGCATTTCGTAATCTGCAAGTTCACCACTGACGCTGCTGCTGGCTCAAACGAAGCATTCTACGTAGGTCAGTCATTGCTCGAGTCTGTCTCTGCTACTGGCGGGGTTGATGACTTGGCTACTTACTCTGCAACATTGAAAGGATACGGCGACCTGTACAAAGGAGCCTAATCCAATAGGATAATATAAGGGGGAGGCAACACTGTCTCCCCTTTTTTTTCACAGAAAACAACCACACGATTATGGATTTATCAAATAACTTTCGCGGTGAGTACACCGTAACCTTTAAGGGCAAGGAAACCAAAGCCCTATTTACTATGAATGCTATCCGTTTGATTTTGAACGGAGAAAAAATCCAGCTGCCCGACTTCGAGAAGTGGGTGGGCGAGGACCCGCTTACAGCTATACCATCCATAGCATACTACAGTGTGATGAATTGGCACGTACGAAACGGCAAGAAGTTCGGAGCTGCTAAAGAACAGTTCATTGCAGAGATGCTGGACGAGGACGGAAACCTCGAGACTATCTCTGACGCCATCAGTGTCGCAATGAGTACTGGCGAAGAGGGAAAGTAAAAGAGGGCGAATCGTCAGGAGAGCTACCTACCCTTCAGAAGTTATACCATAGCTGTTTGAGGGGTGGGGTGGCCCCTGATGCATTTTGGGGCTGTACGCTTGCCGAGGCCTCGTCCTTTATGGGGGGAGTAGAAGACAGGGATAGAATGCTCTGGAACCACACATCATCCCTTATGGCACTGTACGCGCAGAGTAAATCTAAAAGAGGAACGAAGGTTATTCCATCTCAATTCAATCCTTACGAGCAGGTGGGTAAGCCAGTCAACCAAAAGACACGGCACAACCTGCTTGAGAAATTCAAGAAATTCTAATGGCGCAGAATACAGTTACAACAAAGCTCTTACTAGACTCTAGCCAATTTCAGGCTGGTATGCAGCAAGCTACCAGCAAGACGAAGAACTTTAGTCAGAGTATGTTCCGACTCGGTCGGGACCTTTCGGGAGCCCTGACCCTTCCGTTGGCTATCATCGCCAAGAACGTCATCGACACGGCGCAGAGCTTTGACCTCGCCCAGCGAAAGATTGCTGGTTTGAGTGGCCAGAAGACCGTCTTCAAGGATTTGGCCGCCAGTGCCAGAGAGCTCGGTTCAACCACCATCTTTACCGCGACTGAGATTTCAGAGCTCCAGCTATCGCTAAAGAAGCTGGGGCAGTCGAACAGAGAGATTCAGGCTATACAGGAGACGGTGCTCCAGTTCGCGCAGGCGATGGATACCGACCTTGCTGACTCTGGCGAGTTTCTTGTACAGACGATGAACCGATTTTCCGACTCGCTCGGAGAAGTCGGGGACAAGGGTGAGCAGGCTGCGTACGTCGCTGACCTCTTCGCCTCTGCTGCCGCGAACAGCGCGGTGGACGCCGAGAAGCTGCGTGCCGCATTAAACTATGTGGGTGCTGAAGCGAACGCGGCTGGCTTCCGCCTCGATGAGGTGACCTCAATTATCGCGCTGCTTGCCGACCGTGGCTTTGACGCGTCGCGTGGTGGTACCGCATTGCGCCGTATCCTCGCACAGCTCGCCAAGGACGGACTTTCCGCAAGTGAGTCTATCGAAGCCTTGTTTGACGAGACGCGCTCGTTCTCTGCAGAGCTGAAGCAGTTTGGTCTGCGTGGGGCTGGTCCGAAGGCTGCCTTGGGTGGTCTGCGTGCCGAGTTCGACGCTATGCAGCTGGTGCTTCAAAACTCAGAGGGCTTCCTGAAGAACGTCGCTAACGTAATGGATGGCTCCCTGTTCGCTTCGCTAAAGAAGGTGCAGTCTGCGGCTCAGGAGTTGAGCATCTCAATTGGTGACGACATAACTTCCGAGCTGAAGAACTTCCTCGCCCTTGTTGCCGACATGATTCGTAAGGTAGCCGACCTACCCGCACCCATCAAGAAGATTGTGGTCGGGTTCACGTCATTCCTTGCCCTAATTGGCCCGTTAGCACTAGGCATTGGCGCTCTGGGCCTTGCCTTTACCGCTCTGGGCGGCATACTCGCTGCCAACCCTATATTCGCGGCTCTCGCTGGGCTTATAGCCTTGGGTACCGCACTCGCAGCCTCAACCTATGACGCTGAGACGCTGGCCGACGCTCTCGAAAAAGACAAGGAGGTCATCGAGGCGCTAGGGGGAGTCAGTAGTGAGGCTCTGGATAGAGGTGGATTCAAGGACGAGAACGCGCGACGCGCATCGCAGCTCTTGCAGCGGCGAGCGAAACTGCTTACCCGAATCAACAACCTGCAGAACAACCTAGACTCATACAAGATAGCCGACGAGCAGCGCGGCACTACGTCCGACTATACCGTTGCCACTGAGTCCAAGCTCAACCGCTCCACGACCGCGCTCGAAGGCATAAACGCCGAGCTGGACAAGTTGCTGGGCAAGTCTAAAGAACTGCAGGATAAGTGGAATGAGATTCCAATCGGCCCAGAGGTCCCACAGTGGCTCCTCGATAAAGGCTACGGCGAAGACGGCGCGTTCAAGCAGACACCGCTAGACCCAGAGTGGCTGCTGTCCCAACGACTGGCTGCCAAGCGCGAGCTACTAAAGTCCGTTGGCGACGTAGGTGACTGGTATGACATCTGGTACAACGCTTACGGCACGAACGCCGACGGCTCCATCTTTGGCCTCCAGAACATGCTGGAGCGAGCTGAAGAGGGCGTTAAGGATGTCGACCTGAGCTGGATTGACGAGTTCCAAGACCAAGCTGACCTCGACGAGTTCGACCTGATGTCTGACGAGAAGGCGGAAGCCATCGTCAAGCGTTTCGAGTGGCTGTCTCAGAGGGTGGTGGAGTATGGACAGGTGATGCGAAACATGTTCATCTCAATGGGCGAGGCCCTATCCAGCTTCCTATATGACGGAATCACGAAAACCAAAGACTGGGCAACCTCGTTCAAGGACAACATCCTCGATGCGCTCGGCGCAGTACTCAAAAAGGTTATTGCACTCACCGTTGCCTTCCTCTTGCTCAACGCAGCATCGGGTGGTATATTCGGCGGAGGCATCGCTGAGGTGGCGAACGCTGCACTCAACGGTCAGAACCTAGGACAGTTTATAGGGGCGGGCTTCGGGTTCGAATCTGGCCCACGTTCAGTTACTGTCAATGGGTCACTAGCTGGAACCGATATAGTATTAACGAATCAACGCGCAGGTAGCGCGATAGACAGAATCTATGGCTAGACAACTAACAGACACTACGTATAGGGCTCAAGATGGCACCAAGTACCGAATGGAGCTCTGGGACAACGACTCCATACCCGCAGGGACTCCTGAGAAGATTGAGTTAGACTCTGAAGGCTTCAGGATTCAATGGGAGGGAGACGAGGGCGACCCCTCTCTCTCAATGCTGTCATCCAGCTGCAACTTTACCATGCACATGACCCCAGCTCAGCGTGCAGACTTCATCGCTGCTGCGTGGGGAGACGCCGAGTACAACGTGATGGTTAGGCTGTACAGAACCAACGACCTAGACAACGAGTCGTTATTCTGGGCTGGGGTGGTGTTGCCTGAGACGGTCAAGGAGCGCATCGAGGACGGCTACGTCCAAATTGATGTCAACGCGGTAGACGGCTTGTCTCTTTTGAAGGAAATCAACTTCGTGGACGACTCCCTGAACCGATACAGTGGTGAGAAGGATGCGATTGAGTGGATTTACGAGTGCCTCAAGAAGGTGCCTACCCACAACTACATGTTCAGCAACTTGGCCCTTGACATGTTCCTCGAGGAGCGAATGATTATGCGCCCAATCACAGACGCATACCCAGCGTTCGCTAATACGGACGCGGTACTCGATACGCTCCAGATGCACTCCAACTCACTCTACCAAATACGAGTGGAAGAGGCTCGCGAGCGAAAGGGATTC